CCCGCCACAAAATTGTGTGTGATTACGCACCTTCAACGCCGAAGATACCTCTATAGTCAGATACTCCAAATGAGTATCTTTCTCTAGCTTTGTATCTAACGTTACCAGTATCAAAGTCACCTTCCATTGCAGTTGTCAATGGTGCTCTAGTGAACATTTTCATACCATTTGGTACATCAGTGATAATGTAAAACGAATCAGTATCAGTTAAGAAATTATTCACTCTGTAACCTTGAGGAATCATTCCCATTGATCCTAATGCATTTATATCATTATCAGCAGTTCCAACTCTACCTTGAGATTTCATCAATCTCTCAGCAGCAAATTGGTTTGCAGATGGAACAATCATTTTGACTGCTTTAGCTGCAATTCTTAAACCTCTTTCGTCAGTCATAGCAGCGATATCAATCATTGCTTGTTCTAACGAAGTTTCGTTTAAGTCTGCTTGTGTTGTTAGTGTGTTTTTAACGCTAATTCCGCTCACAGTTGTGTGAGAAGTATTAAACAAAGAAACACCATCACCTGAATCAAAACCGTCTACTGATGGTAAACCGTTATTCAAAGGTGCTACTGCTTTCACTTGTTTCGCATTAGACATAGATCTTGCTAGAGCTTTTGTATATCTAGAAGAAATTTTATCGTAAAGATTGTCTTCGATAGCTTCTTCAGTTATAGCAAATGCTAAAGC